CTTCTTGGCCTGGGGTGCCTTGGCGTCCGCGGCAGGTGCCACGCCGTCCTGCGAGTAGCAGTCGGGCTTCTGGTTCTCGGACTCCTTGGGGTCGTAACCCTTGATGTAGAAGACCTTGCTGGTGCCTTTGTTGGCTTTTAGCAACACCACGTTCAGGCTGGTGGCCGCGCTCTCGGGGTCCTTGGGGTTACGCAGCACTTCGCGCTCGCCGTCGCGCACCACGGCAAAGACCTTGCCCTGGATGGAAATGACAGGGAAGCCGCTGCCAGCGTGGCTGGTCAGGTCAGCGTTGAGCGCCGAGACGTCGACTTTCTTGAGGTATGCAGGCAGGCCCTTGGCACCGTCGAATGGGATGATGTTCATGTTGATTCCAGTGTGGAGTTAGGAGTTTACGCCGAACGGCGGATGTTGACGACACGTTCCTCACGCAGGTTTACCCCAGGTGGCAGCTCGTTGTCGTTGGCGGCGCGGTACTGTTCGACCGCCGTCTTGGACGTGCGGACTTCGAGCAACGCCCATTCTTCGTTGGCCTTCACGTACTCCATGAAGGCTTCGCGGTCAGCAACGCTGGCCGTGGTACGCGTGGTGGCGTAGGCCGTGCCGAACTCGGTCTTCACCGAATCCATGCCGGTCTTGTTGAACACGTCGAGGAGCTTGGCCTCGAGCTTGTCCATCTTCTCGTTCAGGGGGGCGATGCTCGCCTCGAAGTCTGCTTTCATCTGCGCTTTCTTGTCGCGCATTTGGATGTACAGACTAACTGCTTCAGACAGTTTCATTGTTAGCTCCAGTTGTATAGGGATGAATGTAGTTGCTTATCGTCGGATCGTCAAGGGGTACCTCCTAACTTTTTTCATTCTGGTCTTTCCTTCATCATGTCGAGCAGCAACCCCTGCATCGACTGCTTGTCCTGCAACCGCTTGTACACCCGGCGCTCGACGTCGGAGCCGGTGATGTGGACGATCACGGTGGTCCTGGTCTGGCCAGGTCGGCGCACGCGGGCACAGGCCTGCTCGTACACCTCGTTGCTGTGAACCGGCGCGTACCACACGATGGTGGTGGCAGCCGTCAGCGTCAGTCCGTGGCTCATGGTTGCTGCGTTGGCCACGATGACCCGCGGGTCTGCGTGGCGCTGGAACTCACCGAAGATGCGGTCACGCTCGGTCTTGGACGTGCCCCCATGGACAACCTCGACTGACCAGTCCTTGCGCAGCTCCTCGGCCACGGCCTCGAGCGCTCCGGTGAGCGGCACGAACACGATGACCTTGCCCTCGGACTCCTCGATGATCTCCTTGAGCACGTCCAAGCGGGGCTTGGCGGGCAGCACGACCTCTTCGCCGCCTGTCCCGTAGGCGACACCGCATGCGATCTGGATCAGCTTGTTGGCCTTAATGGCCTCGTTGACCGCAAGAATCTGCCCACCCTGGTAATCGGTCGCCAGCTTGGACAGCATGTCCTTGTAGGCTTTCTTCTGCTCGGGTGTCATCTCCACTTCGCGTGTGATGAAGGTCTGCTCTGGCAGGTCGGTGCAGTCGTCCAAGGAGAACCGGATCGCGGGCTGCATCATCTGCCACACCACGTCGTTGGCCTCGGGTCGGTTGACCCATTTGAACTGCGTGAGCTGGCGCATCACGCGGTCACGGAACGCGCCGAAGTACTTGGGCACGTTCTGGTTGTCGGGCGTCACCAGCTTGCACTGGGCCCACGCATCGGTCGGAGCATTGGGGGTCGGCGACCCGGTCATGCCCCACACACGGCGCACGCTCTGCTTGTTGCAGATGGTGTTGAGCAGCTTCCATCGCTCGGTGCTCGAGTTGCGGGCCAGGGCCAGCTCGTCAATAACGATGAGGTCGATGTCAGGTCTCTTGGCCAGCTCGTCCTTGATGGCGGACAGCCCGTCGATGTTGATGATGTAGACGTTGACGTCCTGCTTGAGCAGCTTCTGTCTGCGCTCACGGGTGCCGTGCAGCACGACCGCATCGAGGTGGGGGAAGGTGTTGAACACCGAGTCACCCCAGGTCCTCTCCATGGTCGAGAGTGGGCACACCACGAGCATCTTCTGAACCTGCTTGGTGCGGCGCAAATAGTCATAGGCCCAGAGGGCGCTGTTGGTCTTGCCGGTGCCCATGCCGTTGAGGCAAAAGGCCCTGCTGTGCATCGCCAGGAACGATGCAGTGTCACGCTGTGCAGCGAACGGATCGTGCCGCCCGCTTACCTTCGGGAACTGGTAGTGAATGGGCATGGGGTCGGGGACCTCAAAACCCAGGTTACGCAGGACCCGAGTTTCGTCGGGTCGATGCGGCACTGCCACCAGCTTCTGTCCTTTGTGGTCCACCACGATTGCGGTGGGGATGACTGTCGTTACTCGTGAAGGATTGCGCAGCTTGAGTACGACAGCCTTTTTTTCTTTGTGAATCAGCATGTGAGTTTCATTGCAGCCAGTGCGGCCATGACTCCTTCGTCGGATTGATTGAATGACATCTCGTGTATCTCTGGGTCACCCTTGACGCGCCAGCGAACCATGAGCTTGTCATTGATGTAGTCGCGCATCATCGAGATGGAGGTGACGCCGTCTGGAACCATACGACCGAACCACATTTCCGCAGGAACAACGGATCGTGGTGATGGCCTACTCCAGTTGCCGCGGTACTCACTTGTCAGGGTTGTATGAGCCACTGCCCTTCCTCCATCCGCGGTTCTCAGCGCGGCTCTGCACCACGGTGTTGCCCTTACCATTGCCGCCGCCGTTCTCGAGCGACTTCTTGTGGGCCACGTCCTTGCCATCACCGACACGAGCTCGGCCATCCTTGATGGCTTCGCGCCGCGCAGCGTTGTTCTTCACACGCTTGGCGACTTCTTCCGGTCTGGCGTTGTACGCCTTCTGATATTCGAGCTTACGCTTGGTTGACTGTGTCATGGGTGATCTCCTTTCAGGAACTCGATGGTGGGTATGAGGCTGTCGACGTTGTCGACCACAAGGGCCAAGCCGCCGTGCGACTTGATCTCGTCAATTACTCGTTGCTGGTTAGCGGTCACGCCGGACAACTTGCCGGGTGCCTTCGTCTCGATTGCGATGAACATGCCGTTGAAGCAGCAGATGAAGTCCGGGATACCAACCTGGCCCATGCCGTTGGACACGGGCATCCAGAACCACACGCCTTGCTCGCGCAGGTACTTCTTCACGGCAGTTTTTACTTTTCCCTCTGGTGTCATGGTCAAGCCCTCTTCTTGTTGAACTCACAGGAAGTGACCGGGCACCATCCATTGCACAAGCCAGAGGTCTTGGCAGGCCAGCGGTCACGCTCGTAAGCAGACTCTAGCTTGGCTACGCGTGGGAGCAAACCCTGCCAAATGATGGGCATTCGTTCGCGGTGAACTGGCTTCCAGTCGATGCGTTTCTCCTTCAGCCAGACGAACCCAGTTGTTACCTGTTGCACCTCGGGGTGGTAGTGGAAGATGTAATTGGCATACAAATCAAGCTGTTCCGTTGGTTTGCGCTTGCCGGTCTTGTAGTCCATGACTGCCGCCTTCTTGCCGTGGATGACCACTAAATCGGCTATGCCGCGGGTCCAAGAGCCTTTCCAGTCTGTTGGCTGGAAGTCACGGTCAAGCGAGTACTTCTGCTCCGTCAGCTTCTGCCCAGGAAGCTTGGCAATACTGTTGGCCAGCGGCTGCCATTGAGTCATCCCATCCGGAAGGATGACCCCGTCGTTCACGAAGTCCTCGAAAGCAGTATGGACCCGTGTGCCCCACTCAGTGTGGACGGTGGGCGGCTCGACGATGTCTCGCAGGACCTTGGTGTGGTAGAACTTGCGGGGGCAGGACTCGAACGTGTCGAGCTGCGAATAGGTCCATGCGGGATTAGCCATGCGTGCTTTCAATGCGGTAATGCCCCAGGGCACCATTTGGTGGCTGGGGTCGTTGTTGTGAGTTTCTACTGTACCACTTCAGCGCCTCTTGTCAACGGACTTGTTAGGGCTTGGTGTCACAGCGGAGACTAGGGCTTTCCCGAACTCCGTCTTGGGCTCCTTGGCCACGACGACGCGGTACTTGCGCTTGATCGGGCCGCTGGCCTTGGCCTCGACAATGAGGGCGTCGAGCTCGGCTTCCTTGCGGTCCCAGAATTGACGCGTTGCATCATTGCGCTCGGTCCACGGCGAGTCAGCCATGGCCTTGAGCATCGCGGCCTTCTCCTTGTTCCAGACCTCGTACTGGCGGCGCAGCACCTTGGTACGGGCGTCCTGGCCCAGCGATTTGCCGGTCATCAACTCCTCGAGCTCGTAGACCTTGCGGTCACGCTGGCGCTTGGCTGCCATGTAGTTGCGCTGGTAGTCGTTCTTGCTGCTGCGTTTGAATTCCGCAACGCCAATCAGGTTCTCCATCGCAGCGACGTTCTGCCGCCCGATCACGAGCAGCTCGTTGAGCACCTCGGCGTCGTCCTTGAAGGGCATCGAACGCGGTTTCTCAACAGTCGTGCGCAACTTCTTGATGTGATGGTGGAAGTAGGAGGAGTTCACCAAAAACTGTACTGCCAGCCGTGCTCTGGCTAGGTCGTACTGGATCATGTCTGTACCTGTTTACTGTCGTATCCGGTAACAACAGGCTACATGGTGTTGACTCCTCCTTCAAGTCACTTCGCCTCGCCGTAGCAATCTGCAATGTCGCCTTCGCTCCACGTAATGAGCTCTGGCCACCAACTGACGCCGCGGCGCATGATGTGTTGTAGGATGCCAAGCAAGTCCTCGGCTGCACCCTCGGGCACGCAGTACACCAGCTCGTCATGCACAGTGAGTGCTGGCCGGTAGCCTGTGTCCTTGAAGAACTTCACGGCGTGCTCTGCGATCACGTCACGGGCAAGCGCTTGGACCAGGTTCTCCACGCCCTTTCCGGCGTAGATGCGGGCCTTCGCTCGGCCATTGCCATACCACCATTCGGACTTGCCGTTGTCGCGCTCCTTGACGAGCGATGGGTAGTAGATGCGTCGGCCAGACGGCAGGCACACCGCGTTCTTCTCGGTCACGCAAAAGCCCCACGGGTCAATGAACGACTCGGTGCCTTGGAGGATGTGGGGCAGGGCGTCCTGAAAACGTTTCCAGCCGTTGACAATCTCGCCGTGCGCTTCACGGTATGTGTTGACGACGCGGGTGGCTTCGTCCAAGTCCATGTCCACGCCGCCCATGAGCTTGGCGACCTTCTGGAATGTGGCACCGCCAGCACCGAAGCCTAGACCAAGGTGTGAAACTTTGCCCACCTGGCGCTGGTTCTTCGTCACCTCGTCCTCGCTGATGTTGTACAGGTCGTGAGCGGCGAAGTACTTGTAGAGGTCAGCCTTGTCCGGGCTCTCCTTGAAGAGCTCCATGGCGTAGGGCACCTTCCACAGGAACATGTTGACGCGCAGCTCGATACCGGACAGGTCGGCCACGATGACCTTCTGACCCTTGGGTGCCTTGAGCGACATGCGCAGGGCGTCGGATGCCTTGGGTTTCTTGGGGTCGATGCGCGGCAGGTTCTGCATGTTGTACTGCTCGCCAGACCAGCGGCCAGTGGTGTCAGCACCGGCGTACTTGAGCGGCACGGGAATCTTCCCATCGCACGCATCGGCAGCTCGCAGGAACGCACCGAGCCGGGTCTCCAGCAGCGTGGACTTCACCTCGAGCCGGGCGCATGCAGCAGCGGCCACCAGCGGGTTCTCGTGTGACTGGAGCGCGATGAACGCATCGTCCGTCTTGGCGAGCGCGGGTGTCATCTTGTCGGGGTTGGTCGGAGACTTCTTCATGGGCGTCTCGACGCCGAGCTTCGCCAGCAGGGCACCGAACTTCGCGGCACTGGCCAGCTCCGTGCGAATCTGCTCTTCGATGGTCACACCATGCTCGAGTGTGTTGGCCACGTACTCATCGACGCCCAAGGTCTCGGCGAGCTTGAGCAGCGACTGGCGCTTTTCTTCCTTCACGTCGTCCAGCGCCTTGTTCACCATGTCATAGTTCAGCACGAACTTAGGCTCGACCAGCATGCGCGTCGTCATGTCGATCAGGTGCAGCTCCTGCTTGGGGAACGTGGGGTAGAGCTTCTTGAAGATGGCGTAGCACAGGTCAGTGTCGACCTTGTTGTACTCGCTCATGTTGGCCAGCTCGTCTTCGCTGAAGTCGCACAGGTGCTTGCCCTTGGTGTTGGTCGCCTCGAGGTCGAGCTTGGCACCCACGTTCAGCTCCGCGGCCAGCTTCTTGAGCGACACGCCTGTCAGGAATTTACCCCCCACACTGACGCCGGTCTTGCTGTACTGCGACCGCGCCATCGCTGCGGTACATCCATACATCTTGGGGCGCACGTTGAAGCGCCAGGCCAGGATCATCGCGTCGAAGCCCGACATGTTGTGGCCGATGGCCATGCTGTCCGACCAGTCGAATGTGTGCAGGTGCTGGCGGATTTTGTCTTCGCCGAAGAGCACGTAGGTCGATCCATTGCCGACCTTGATAGCCACCGACTGCACCTCGGTGTCGGGGTGCATGATGTACTCGGTGGGTGACATCTTGGAGAGCGTGTGGTTGTTGTCCCAGTACGTCTCGAAGTCGAGTGTTATGAGTTGCATCAGTAGAGACCTTCCAAGTCTGGTGGGGCGTAGTTAAGCCCTTTGACGATCTTGCCGTGTGAGTCGAAGATGGGCTGCCCATCCTGGTCGAACTTGCTCCAGTTGGATGTGTTGACGCGGCTAACTGCCTCGGCGATGTCAAGCCCGCAACAGTGGCCCACACCTACGGCTGTCACGATCTGATCGGCAAGGGAGTCCAGAAAATCTTTGTTGTGTGCCATGTCGAACGTAATACGCCCAGTCTTCAGCGCTTCCGACAGGGTCTTGAGTCCGGTGTGCGCGTCGACAAACGCGTTGTGCATTTCGAGTGAGTCGAATGTGTCAATCAAGATGTTGTCGAACATCTCAACGATCTCCTCGAAGTGGCACCCTAACTGGACGTCAGCTTGTTCGCTGGTAGGGGTGGGGCGGGCACGCTTGTGCCACAGGGCTATGCTCTCGATACTCATCGCTTGTCCTCCGCTTCTACCATCGCGTCCGCTATCGCAAACGCCAGCTCCGCGATCTGTTCGGGGTTCCAGTGTGGGTTCTTTGATGCGATCCCTTGCAAGGCTGCGGCGGCGTAGTACTGCCGTGTGCTGAGACCTTCGAGGAACGAATCGCCCCCTGCAAAAACGGGGAATGCTCTGCTGCTGTTCATTTAGTTCTCCAGTGCTTTGATTGCCAATACTTTTGCGACCGCGTCGGACACGCGCTCATCGTTGTCGATGATGTAGAGCTCGTACTTCCAGTCCGGGCCGTGAGGGTTCGACTTGTAGACGCCCACCTCGAGCATCCTGCCGTTCATTGCCTTCACAAGCGTTAGCCTGTAAGTGGGCTGGCCACTGCCTGTAACGCGATCCGCGAGGTCGGATTCACGCGATACCAAGGCGGGTGACGTCGTCTCGTACATCAGCCATTTGCGTAGCCATCGTTTGATGTTCATGGGTTCTCCAACTGGAACGCGACCATCGCTGCTGCAATGATCTCGTTGACTTCGGTGATGGTCTGCGCGATGTGCGTCGTGTACTCGTAGCCTTCCTTGGTGCCGATGTTGACCACGTAGCCGTTGGCCACCTGCTGCACTTCGATGTTGCCGTGGAAGATGCGCTTGTTGGTGTGGGTCCTTACGGCTCCTTGGCGCAGGATCGAGTTCTGCATTGCCGCCGTGAGGTTCGATGCTGAGATACCGCCTTGGATGGCCATGCCTTGAGCTGCGTTGCTGCCGATGAGGTTGTGCATGAGTTCCTTAAGCACTGGTCGCACCCCGCTCATCTAGGACGGCCATGGCCAGGTACACCATGGCACCGAAGACCTCGGTCTCGAACGCTGTGCCGGTGCGAGTGTTGGCAGCTTCCTCGAGCTTCTTGGCGGCTTGGCCAGTGAGGAACCCACGACCGTGCATCTTGGCGTAGTGGACCCAGGGCTGCTCGAAGAACGGCGTGCTGTTGCCGCCGTGGCGTCCACCCTTGCCGAACATGGCCTGCTCGATAGCTGCCATGAAGATGGGGTACATCGGATGCTTCTCGGGGCTGACTTCAGGGTGGCCTGGGTCAATCATTTCGATGGCTTGCTCAGTCATTCCAGTCCCTCGCTGCGGTTGTGGCACGAGAGAGCAACTGCTCGACAGACTCTTTGGCTCCAGCGGCCAAGAGCTGTTCTTTGGTGAACCAGTTGCGGTTGCTGCGTGGGTAGCCAGGGCCTACATAGGCGTCAGGGTTCTTGTAGTGCGGCAGATACTTTATGCCCCTCAGCGTGTACACGGTGTAGGGGAAGTGTTCTGCGAATACGGGGTTACGTTCAGTCATAGTTTCTTTCCTGTCCTTGGGTTGATGCTCATGGCCTCCATGAGCTTGAAAATCCGCGTCTCAATGCGAGCCAGGCGCTTGTCCATCGGTTGCGGTGTGGCGAACGGCGACTTGGTTAGGTCCTCGGCGTCCATTCGGGTCGGCAGCCCCATCGCATCCATGATTCGAGCCACGCGGGTTTCGATTCGGATGATGCGGGTTAGGTACTGGTCGTGGTCTTGGATCATGGTCGTCTTCGTGATGTAGGTCGGGGGCAGTCTGGCGGAGGAACGACAACACACCACACGGCTCGTCGAGGCTTATCGGTCGTCCATCGGTCGACATACGTGTCGGGCATGGTCCGCAGCACGCGGCGAAGATTGGACTCGGTCCTGTTAAGGACCTCGTTGATTTCTTGTAGCGTCAGGCCATCCAGGTTTTCCCTGAGCAAGGCCCTAACTTGGTGGGTGGTTGACGTT